ACCGACTTGCCATCCTGCATCCAAGAACTTTTGCATTTCGCATCGCTTCCACTTTTCACAAGGTGGGCAATTCTTGGAGACAAAAACAAGCACCTCGATCTTCGCTGGCTTGTCCGATGGGCTCGGAATAGGCTTGGGATCTTCGATCGGAGCGGGTTGAACTGTTAGAGAATCTCGAACAGTTGCGACCTTTTCAGCAATGTCGCTCGATGGAATGTCGCATTGAGTTGGATCGGGCTTGGGGCTCGATCCAAAGAACCAACTGAATAAACAAAGACCGATCAAGGCAAACATCCCTTTTTCTCCGTTGCTGAGGTTCATCCAAGTGGCCTCGACTGCATCCAAGATACTTTGCGTGGCCCAGGCGTTGAAAGATCCGACACGCCCACAATCGATGTCCACTGATGCCGACAGAGAGCATCGATTACCGATGGAGCAATCTCAGTCCAAGAATCGTTGTGGCTGTTGAGCCGCCAAATGTAGTTGCGGTTCTTGCTGTCTTTGCGTTTGCTGTAGCCAAGCCATGCCGTAGCATGACCGCCACCGCGACCGAGACTGACCGACTCCAAAACACCGTTTCGACTGTAGAAACTATCATTCCAGAGCGTCCCGGTATGAACTGCACCTACACCGCTTGCAAGGTATCGGAAGATGGCATCGTAAGAATCGAGCCAAGTATGCGAACCTATCCGATACGGGAAAGCTTTCATCCTCATGTCATCGGTAATAAGCGTCCGAGCGTTCGATGGATAAGGCGTTGAGTACGGCAGGTCTTTTTCGGGAAGCATCCCGATCGACGTTGCGACCTTCAAGCCTGCTTCGATGGTGGATCCTGCGTCGCGACCGAGTAGACCTTGGCTTTGTCTTTGTGACTCAAGATACGCAAACAATTGCGACAACTGACGATCAACGCTAAACGATCCATGAACCAACGACCAAACATACTCGCAAGCATTAGTAAGCGAAAAGCCTTGGCACGATCCCATGTTGCCTTGCTTGTCATGCCGCATCAACTTTCGAGGATCGATTTCTTCGGGTGCCGCGAAGTCTCGCATGGTGAAAGCAATTTCGGTCGATCCTGCTTTGATCGCGTCTCGATTTTCAATGGTTGGGTCATAGCCTGTGAAAAAATCACTCATTACCACGCCCCCGCTATCTCCCGATTGACCTTGGCTATCTCTGATTCCTTACCGGCGAAGCTTGCAGGCAAATCGAGTTTGTCAATGGCCTCATAGACTCGATCGAGTGCTTCCCGTTGTTTGGCCCCTGCGTTGTCGGCAATGAATTTCGTCCAAGCTTCTTGATCTTTAATCTCGCCAGATTCAATCTTCGATGCTGCTTCCAAGAAAGCCTGCTTGTAGGCCGATCGGATCGATGGTAGCGTCTGAGAGACGACCGCCTTGAGATCCTTCGGTTGTGGCTTGTCCGACGGTTGCTGGTTCCGCAACATCGCAAAGACCGCCAACGCCGCGACAATCCAAGGCAACCAGTTTTCTTTTTTCTTTTCGTCAGCCATCATCCATCCTTGTTTTTTGCCCCAGGGAACTCACCGACGCTAAGGGTATCGGAAAAGATCGGGTTCCCGAGGGCTTAGTCTTGATCGTCATCGTCGCCGAATTCTCCAGCATCGTAAGCGACCTGAAGAAGATATCCCATTGGCACGTCCGCAGGATTGTAGGACGAGAGGTAGCCGTTATCCTCGGCCCACTTCCAGACTTTGAAGGCCAGTTGAATCAACGCGAAAATCATCGCCATCGTCGCCGGATCAAATCCGTAAACACTTTTGAGTTTGTGCCGAAGAATCCTGCGAGCCGTCCGAGTGTTGCCGTCTGCTTCGGCGTAGGCTTGGGCAAAGTCGCCTTCATGCTTCTTGCCGAGCTCCTTCAATCGCTCAAGTAAAATCACTTGGTCACCTCCGGCTTTGGATCCACTGGACGAATCGACTCACCTACCACCCACGCTCCAACGGCGTAAACCAGGATCTGTATTTGATCCTCAGTCAAGGGAACCTTGTCCTTAAGGACGACGACAGCAACGGCTGCCAGCGATACCCAAAACCGTTTGGACTTGAAAAGACTTTCCATAATTCTGACTCCTTTCCCGCATTTTAGGCTTGACCCGCTGAAATTGCAAGCAACGGCTCTAAATTCGCTTTAGACGCTTCCGAGCCGCCTTTGCTGTCTTTGGTCGCTTCTTGATCTTGCGCGTCAGAAAGAGCCCTAAATGCTCGTTCATAGCCTCGAAAATCAGTTGGCTTAGAGTCATGTCGAGTTTCGCCGCTGCTTTGTCCCATGCCGCCCAAGCTTCATCGGGCTGGGAAATGTTTTTGCGTTCCATTATTGTACCACCTCGATCCATGTGCCGACCTGATCCTCTGGCCCAACGTACCACTTCTCGACGGTCAGTCGGTAGACCTGCCCATCGTCGATGTAAGCAACACCGTTCAAGGAATCGAGGATGCCCTTGGCCGTATTGTCGATGTCCGGCCTGCTCATCTTAGGTTCTCGACTCGCTCGACGAATCTTGCTATGGCCCTTCGGCCTTGAGTACCAGCAAACAATCTCGATTGACAATGGCCCTGTCAAGCATCGATTGATCGAAGATTTCCAAGCCAACTGGACAGCCTGTTTGAAGGCATGGATCGGATGTTTCGCATCGACGTAGGCCCTAGCGAACCCGCCATGCGTCGAAACCTTTGGCCGTGGTTGCGCCACCGGCTCGCCTGGGATGAAAATTCTCACTTTGTTTCCTCCTCTTGAATCAATCGATCGAGATACCACCGAGCCTTCTTGAGATCCTCGATGCCGTTCTTGAACCAGCACCGCAAAGCGTACTTTAGAACCTGCCAATGTAAACCAGCCACCTTGTTGCTTGGTGCATTCTCAATCGCTGCTTCGATGATGTCGATCGTTTCAGCCGGTAATTGCTTGTAGTGCGATGGATTGACGGGATCGCTTTCAGTTGTCAAGGATTGCTTGACAACCGCTTCGGGCTCGACGGGCTTGCAGTCTATGAGATACGGCCAAAAGCTTAAGTTGCAATAGACAATTTTAACCTTGCCGTGACAAGGATCATCAACAACCTCGCATTCAACCCAAACTTTATCGCCGACTTTGAACTCACTCACCTTGCACCTCGATTCCTCTTTTGTAATTCGTAATAATCTCAGTCCCGTCAAGTATGTCGCTTTCGTGCCGAAATTCTCTGTTTAACGCCCAGAATCTTTCACCGTAGACTTCGGTTATCAGCCTCGCACCTGTGTTGTCTACCTCAACTACCGTTGCTTTCACCCAAACCTTATCGCCGACTTTCATTTCTTTTTCCTTAACGCTGGATGATCTTTGTTGACGACGGCTCGGAGTGCGTCGAATAACTCTTTGGTTCTCGCCTGAGATTCGGTCAGCTTTCGGCTCGTTCGCTCAAGCTGCTTGCGAAGGTCTTTATTTTCGGATTTAAGATCCTCGATGTTGGCAAAGTATTCGGAAAGTTTCATTAGAACACCTTCGATCGTTCGCTTGGTTCTTCGATGCCATGCTTGGATCTTTGTTTCGCAACAACACGTTCAAGTGCTATGAGCTGAAACGCTTCAAATGCATTAATTTCTTCCGTCATCATTGCTATTGCTATTTCAAACGCTCTGCGTGCCATGTAGCGATCGCTGTCAAATTCTTTTCGGTCGCTAATCAATCCAGACAGCGCAGCTTCAGCGTAACGCCGGAATTGAACCAAATTCGGATCGCCTTTTTTTTCTTCAGCCATCTCAATACCCTCCAAAGTCATTATGAAACTCGGTAGCGACTTCGCTGACCGCCATTACAACACCGTTTCGCATCGCTAATGTAAGCTTTGCGATTTCTCCGTTCCGTTGTTTTGCCACCTCACAAAGCAATTCTTCCGAATCCCTCTTTTCGCGATGTAGTAAAATCACTGTGTCAGAATCTTCCTCGACGCTTCCCGATTCTTTTAGGTCGCTAAGCGTTGGCATAGTACCTTCTGCCTGCCTGCCAACTTGAGCCAAGACGACGACTGGAATCATCAGTTCTTTGCTGATCCTAACTAGCTCTTTCATGACGAACGAGACGCGAAGCTTTGGATCGCTGTATCCTGGAGCCCGAATCAACTGAAGGTAGTCCACTACAACGCACCTACAGCCACGCCTTGCAACGTCTGATCTTATGCGTCCTTCAATCTGTGCGATTGTCCCTGATGGCTTGTGCCAGAACTCCATCGGGGTGTCTGAGTCTTGCAGGGCCTTAGTCATCGCTGCGTCAAGTTGCTCGTTGGTATAGCTCAATCTGTTCAAGTCGCTGACCCGCATGTTAGACCCGCGCAGAACAAACCGCGATGCCATTTGCCGAAAGTTCATTTCGAGACTCACAAACAAAGTCGGCTTGCCAAAAGACTTCGCCATGCGATAGCAGACCTCTGAACCAAAAGCAGATTTTCCGATCGATGGCCTCGCTCCGATCGTGATCGTACCAGCCGGTAAGCCACCATCAAGAGCCGAGTCTAGTGGCTCGATCCCGGTCGCAAAAACCATCTGCCCGCCATCAGACTTGATACGCTCGCAATCCTCTAGGAAGTCAATCACAAGCTTACCGATCTGCTTTTGCTGATCCGATTCGCCGCCCATGATCCCAAGAGCCTGAGACATTTCACCAGCGAGCTCCATAGCATCGCAATTGGCCTCGATCGACTTTGCTTTGATCCGATCGATGAACGCCATCAAGTTTCGCCGCTTCGAATGTTTTGCGACGATTTCGGCGTAGTAGGAAACGTGATGCGGTTGACCATCCGTCAGCAACTCGATGAGCCTCTTAGGGCCCCCCATAGCGTCAACCGCTTTGACCCGAACAAGCTCGATCGCGACATTGGATCGAGTGATCGGTACGCCCATTTGAAGCATTGTTTGAATTGCTTGGAACACCAGCCCGAATCCATCAGACAAAAACGACTTCGAGTCAACGAACTCCGC